ACGACTTGGTTCGTGAAGACGCTTGGACAATGGTGAAGGATTTTAAATACCCAACAATTAATTTCAAAACCTTGAGCCACTATACAACAGCAAAAGTTAAAGAACTACGGAAAGATTTATTCTAATGAACAACTATCAAAAACAAGCAATGTCGTTTCGTACAGCGACAGCCGATGAAGCATACGCCCTGCTCAACCTAGCAGCAGAGGCTGGTGAGGTGTTGGGCAAGGTGGCTAAGCATATTCGTGACGGTGGTGATGAAGAAGCCCTTCGCCAAAACATCAAGAAAGAACTTGGTGATGTGATGTGGATGGTGGCTGCAGTAGCTGCTGACTTCGACCTCACCCTATCAGAAGTTTGTGAACACAATATTGAGAAGCTTAATAGCCGTAAAGAACGTAATGTTATTACCGGCAGTGGTGACAACCGCTGATAACAAAGGTATAACTGTCCTCCCTAAAGGAGCCTTTGCGCTCCTTTTTTAATCAACTAAGGAAAATATAATGAGTGAGTTTCGCAATAGTTTTGCAGAGAATGTGTTTCGTTTTAAGTATGCTCAAGGCCCCGGTGATACATGGGCAAAGCTGTCAGAGCGTTTGGTAGAAGACGTGTGCGGTAGCCGCAATGGAACCATGCCCATCCTCATGTCTACTGATGATCGTAAGCAGCTTACCCAGCTAATCAAAGATATGAAGTTTATCCCCGGTGGTCGCTATCTGTACTACGCTGGTCGTCCCTTCAAAGCCTACAACAATTGCTTCCTGCTACGTGCTGAAGAAGACACACGCGAAGAGTGGAGCAACGTTACATGGCGAGCAATGTCTTGCTTGATGACTGGTGGTGGCATTGGCATTGACTACTCACGCCTGCGTCCTGCTGGCAAGGCTTTGTCGCGCACTGGCGGCACTGCATCAGGCCCTATCCCGCTCATGTCTGCCATCAATGAAATTGGTCGCAATGTGATGCAAGGCGGTAGTCGCCGCTCTGCCATTTACGCCAGCCTGAATTGGCAACACGAAGACATTCAGAAGTTTCTGTACATCAAGAACTGGAGCGAAGACATTAAAGCTATGAAGCTTAAAGACTTCAACGCTTCTGCACCACTGGACATGACAAACATCAGCGTCAATTACGACGATGCCTCTATGGTTGGTGGCCTTGAGAACAACGCTGTGTTCTTGCAGAATGTTCGTCAAGCAATGGAGACTGCTGAACCCGGCTTCAGCTTTAACTTTGGTGCTAAGCAAAACGAAACCTTGCGCAATGCCTGCACTGAAGTTACGTCAGAGGATGATAGTGATGTGTGCAACTTGGGCAGCATTAACATGGGACGCATCACCAGCCTTGAAGAGTTTAAACAAGTGGTAGAGCTTGGTTCTAAGTTCTTGGTGTGTGGTACATTGCGGGCTGACTTGCCTTATGAGAAGGTGTATAAGGTTCGTGAGAAGAATCGTCGCCTTGGTCTTGGCCTAATGGGCATTCACGAATGGTTGTTGAAGAAGGGTTATAAATATGAAGTGTCGCCAGAGTTGCATAAATGGTTGGCGGTATATCGTGACGAAAGCAAACGTGCTGCTGATGAGCATTGTGATCGTTTCTTTATCAGTCGGCCTGTTGCCTATCGTGCAATTGCTCCCACTGGAAGCATTGGTATATTGGCCGGTACTACTACTGGTATAGAGCCATTGTTTGCTGTTGCTTACAAGCGCCGCTTCCTCACTGAAGGAACGAAATGGAAGTATCAATATGTTGTGGATGGTACAGCCGACTTGCTCATTCAGCAATATGGTGTTAAGCCAGATGCTATTGAGAGCGCTCTAGACCTTAGTGAAAACTACGAACAGCGCATCAAGTTTCAAGCAGACATTCAAGACTATGTTGACATGTCCATTTCATCCACCATCAACTTGCCATCGTGGGGAACTAAGCACAACAACGAGAACGAAGTGAAAACCTTTGCTGCTACGTTGGCTAAGTATGCCCCTCGTCTGCGTGGATTCACTTGCTATCCTGATGGTAGCCGTGGTGGTCAGCCTCTCACTGCTGTACCATACGAAGAAGCGTTGAAGCATAAAGACGTTGTCTATGAAGAGCTAGACATTTGTGACATCTCTGGCAAAGGTGGTAGCTGCGGCGTATAATTAACCAGCAGGGGGTGTAACAGCCCTCTGCTTTTACAGTGAGAATTGTTTATGAAGTATTTAGTTATGCCATCTATATCTGTACTGGATGTAGCAGTGATAATGAGCATTGATATTCTTGGAGGCTGGTGGATATTCTTAGTTGTTCCTTGGATACCGATTAGTCACTACCTAAAAAGCAAGTATGATTGAGGTTGCGATAACAGCAGAGATGCTTATCGAAGCCAGAGACAAGGCAGCAGCAATGGGTAGGTTGTACAACAGCATCACCAGTGGAGCAGGCAACATTGCTGGCTTTATTGGTGAAGCCATTGCACAGCAGATTCTTGGTGGCAAGCTAGACAATACATACGACTACGACCTTGTCCTAGACAACGGTATTAAAGTGGATGTGAAGACGAAGCAAACCAGCGCTGTGCCTCTGCCGTATTACGAGTGTAGTGTTGCTGGCTTAAACACCAAACAAGCCTGTGACGCCTATTGCTTTGTACGTGTTAAGAACGACTTCACTGTAGGCTGGTACTTGGGCGTGTATGACAAGCTTGCCTACTTAGAAGATGCCGTGTTTATGAAGAAAGGAACCATTGACCCTGCTAACAAATATGTGGTAAAGTCTGACTGTTACAACTTAAAGATTTCTCAACTTAAATTAACTTATGAACCACCCAAACCTAGAACTACGCCGCACTAAAGTTACCTTGTCAGACATGCAAGACAAGATTAAACATGTGTCATACGCTTTGCTGCCAGAAACAACTACAACCATTTGCGTCATGACAATGACGAATGGGTTTGTTGTACTTGGCACCAGTGCTTGTGCAGACCCAGCAATGTTTAACAAAGCGCTCGGTGAGCAATACAGCTACAGCGATGCCATTGATAAGCTATGGCCTCTTGAAGGCTATCTGCTTCGTGAAGAATTGTCTAAGGAGGAAATGTAATATGAGCGTAGATACCAACGTGAAAAACATTGAGCGCCGTGCGCCTTTGAAGATTCAATTTAACCAAGGCTATTACGCCTTTGCCAAGGGCTGGCTAACTAACCAATACGATGCTGCCATTGTTCAAGGACAAGAATGGCAACGTGGGTTTGATGCTGCCTACTTCGACAACCTGTATCGTCTACAACAACGGAGCTAGTCATGAAAGAGATTACCTATCATAGCCGTAAGTTTCTGAATAAGAAAATTGGCATGGCTGCTATTGAATGTGATGTGAGTATTACTGAACATTCAATCTATGCTAGTTCAGTAATCAGTGACTGCAATCGTCAAGTGTCATTAGACTTCACAGCTTACAACATTAAAGACCTTGATGCTAAGTTGACAAAGCTTGGCTTGCTAATTAATGAACTCTTTGAAATGGAGCAGTTCTTGTTAGAGCACAAGTTTGAATGGACTGAAGAACTGAAGAAGGGAGAGCAAGCAAGACTTGCTAACAAAAAGAAGCGACGATCAACACTACTTAATGTTGGTATTGATTCAGTAGCAGGATAAACAAAGAAGCCCCGCAAGGGGCTTTCTCTTTGGTGCTTTACCGTCTGCTTATAAAGCCACCCTTGGCTAGTTTACTTGCAGCGGCTCTGGTTTGATTGAGGGCTTTGATAACTTGTTTGTCATTTCCTGATGCACCTGTTACATCAGATAAATCTCTTAGTGCACTTCTTGTCTTCTCCAAAGCATTAGCTTTTTGCACAGCCCCCATATCTTTAAGAACATCAATGACGTAGTTGATTTTTTCATTTGAAGAAATTTGATCAGCAAACTGTGATAGATTTAATTGATAAGTATGACCAAGACCTTTACCTACTGATACAGATTCGGCAGCACCAAGCAGATCAGTAGCCATGTCTCTAATTAAACCATAGGACATATACGCCATCTGTCTACGTTCTTTCAAAGGAACATCTTTATCCCTTACTTTATTGGTATAGTCACGTAACAATTCTCGGTCGTCTTTAAATTTTGCAATACGATCAACCGTTGTTTCAAGCTTGCCTTTACCACCTTCACGAATTGGTTTAGTCAATAATTCTTCTGCTGATTTCAACGCCAGTTCACCAGCCTTGCCTTTAGTCTTAAGCTTTTCTGATTCAAAAAACACATCTTCTGTTTCATTATAAATGTTACGACTTAAAGATAAAGGACGAACAACCTTTGGTGAACCCGTGAGTGTTTGAGCAATGACGTTCATGTCTTTTATAGCGTACTCTTTTGTTGGCATGTTGATACGGGTAAACTCGTAACTAGCATACGGAAGTTCTGTGTATGCATAGTCTTTTGCTTTCTTTCCACCAAATCTACCATATGTTGCACCAAGACCAATGTCTTTAGTAAAAGATGTACCACCAATCATAAGTTCTTGATGGTGTGAATCTGTATACTTTTGAGGGTCTATAAACCCTTTATCTTTAATTCGTTCCATACCTAAAGATTGCCCATGAAATAATTGTATAGGTGGTTTATCTTTATATCTTTCTTTTAACCCATCATACTTTTTCTGCAAAGACTTAGCAACCTCATAAAACGATTCAATATCCTTTTCGTTAGTGGGATCAATCTCGTGTTTAGCCTTAACTCTAAAGTCACCCTGTGCTACAGCAATAACCTCTTCATCAAATTCTTTTAAAATTGGTTTTTTAACAAGCTTATCGAAAGATATATTACGAGCATTTTTAATTTCAGATAAAACATCATTTCGTTTTGATACACTAGCACTAATTAAAGATTTATTATCAAGAACTCCTGTCAAATATTCACCAGAGTATTGCACCTCTTGTTCAGGAACAATATCACCTGCAGTTTTCTTTTCAATCTTACCAACAGGAATTGGGTTGCCCATGTCATCGTATTTAACAATGGCAGTGTCAGCAACTTCGTTAGGCAGTGGTTGCAGTCCCTTACCCTTCTTCAATCCAAGCGTGTCACCAGCATAGACATGCAACATGTTGGCATAGTCTTTGGGGTCGTTCTTAATCATGTCATCAACATACTTAGCGCCGAAGGTGTCAATCAAGTCAGCCTTACCTTTGACGTAGGCTTCTTCAGGGAACGGGCGAGATGGCTTTAGTTCGTTATACAGTTCATCCACACCCATCTTCTTAGGCGCTACAGGTGGCAATGCCTCGCCAGCTTGTTGTAGCGTGTCTACAGGGGCTTTCATAGCTGGTGCTGGTGCAGGGATAGCTGCCTCTAGTGATGGAGGCGCTACGGCCTTCTTAGCCACAACAGGCTGCTTAGCAAATGCCTTTGTTGTTTGTTCAACAACAGGTGCTGGAGCAGCGGTGCCAATAGCATCGTCAATGGCTTTGTTGACAAGCTTGTCCACATCAGCAGTTTCCAATGTCTTTGCTGCTTTAGCTACTATGCCTTCTGGTGCAGCTTTGGTCAATGCTTTAAAGCCTTTAGCAACAATGCCACCCAGAGCAAACTGCAGATTGCCAAGCATGGCTTCATACTTGTAGACAGCTTTGTAGTCTTTGGCTTTGTCCAGCGGCACACCGTCATGGTCTTTGGCGTAACGTTCATTGATAACTGTACGTTGATCAGCAGGCAGCTTATCAAACTTCATCTTGTATATCTTTTCAATATCAGTGCTAGTAAACTCTGCTTCTGTTTTTGCACGAGCAGCTTCTGTAGCACCCTTGACGGTGTTAGCCAAAGCAATCTTCTGTTCAGGAAGAGACAAAGCTTTGTAACGTTCACTAGCCATAGCTCTATCAATAAACTGAGTAACCATTGGGTTTGCTAGTTCAACAAACTTACGGTCATACTCTTTGTCACCAGTTGCACCACCATACAGTTTGTACGGCTCAACACCTAGACGAACAATCTCACGTTCTTGCACACTCTTCTCTGGCACCTGTCTTACACCAATAAGGTTGGCAAAGAATTCACCCTCTTGATATACAGGGCCTTCACGCAAGTATGGTTGATATTCAGGCAAGCCTTCTTTAGCAACTGGAATGCGCTTTTGAATGCGGTTCATTGCTGCTTCAGTAATCTTGTCTTCGCTAACAATTACATTGGGGTCACGTTGAACAGCGCCTTGATCACGGAACAAGTCTAGGAAGTCGTAGGCGTTCTTTACAACAAACGGCTGAGTGAAGCGAGTAGTGAAGTCACCAAGAACTTTACCAATCATCACGTCCAGTTTGTCAGCATCTTTCTCAGAAGAGAATGCAGCAAACACTTGATCAAGCAGTACGTTCTGTGTACCTGCTGGCATCTTCATGCCAATGATGGCCTCTGCCATTTGAGCAGTCTTTGGCTCTAATCCAAGCTTACGTTTAGCCATGAAGTCAGCAACAGCCAGCACAGGGCCTGCAGGAAACAATGCACGTAGATCGGTGGTGGTGCCATCGTCTTGCTTGTAGTTAAACCATTCACTGTCTTGATTGTTCAATCGATAGTCGTAAGCATAGGCCAGCACAGCAGTGCCAACAATGCCCTTAGACAAGTTCTCAGTGCCTTGACGAACAAGGTAGTCACCGCCTTCTTTACCACCGCTCTTCAACAATCCACCCTGCAGTATGTCTTGTGCACCAGAGGCTGCACCAAACACGCTGTAGCGATATTGGAAAGCAATGGCATTAGACATGAAGCGAGCAAAGGGGGCAACCAAGCTTAGGCCGGGAAACTCCATTCCTTTAACGAGCAAGTTAGCAGCGCTCTCAGCACCAGCTTCAAAGCCAGCGTCTTTGGTTTGTTTAGGCATGTACGAGAACGTAGCTTTCAATGCCTCATCCGTAGATTGCTTTAAGATGTCAGCAGGGATAACCTTGCCTTCACCAATAGTCTGATACATGTCAAGACCAGCACGGCGCATGTGTTTGTCTACAGAGGCTGTGAAGATTGCCTTACGAAAGAAACTATCTTGCACCACGTTCAACGTGTTGAAGAGCTGAGCAACCTTAGACACTTCTTTAGTAGAGCCTTCTTGTGTTGCGCTGAACAAGGCATTGTTAATTGCTGGGTTATATTTGAGCATGGTGTCGGTAGTTGCTTCAGCAAGTCCTTGCTTGTACAACAAACCATACACATTGAATGTGTCTTTGATGGTGTCGCCCATGCCGCGCTTAAACGTATCAACACGCATACCAGTGGAAGCACTACTCAATGTTTTACCAATGGTGTACAAGCTTCCTTCAATCAATGAAGCAGCAGAGTTGTAGCTAAGACCAACACTAGTGCCGATAACGTTACGCACTGTGGTGGCAACACCACTAACCATCCATGCCTTAGACTCACGTTCAACAGAAGAGATGGCGTTGCCAGCCCAACCCATTGCGTTTGGAATGTCATCAGGTTTAGCGAACAAACTATCAACAAGCTTCTTAGCTTCTGGGTCAATCTGTGTTAGCTTACCCAACAAACGAGAGGCAGCAGAGTATTGCTGCATAACTTGTGCAGCTTGCGTCACCGTCATCTTGTTAGCTTGTGCAAACTCTTGTGGTGTTAGTCCTTCTTTACGAATGGCTTGTTCAAGCAGAGCATCGCTGATTTCACCAGTGTCTAAGTTGGCAAACACTTCGTTGATGGCAGAGCTAGTCTTTTGATTTGGCTTCAATCTAAACGCTGGGTCTTGATCAATGATATGCATTGCAACTCTAATGGCACGAGCACTCAAGTCACGTTGAATGCCTGCTTCAGCCAGTGGTGTGATTGGAGAGATTTCATCCAATATCTTTTGACCTTGAGTTTTATTGAACTCATCAACAATGGTATCCATGTTCTCAGTGACAGGGTCAAGCAAAGCATTCTCAACCTTTGTTACCGGAGCCAGCGGGTCTTTAGGAACAATGTCTTTAGACTGAATCATCTCTTGCAGTTGTTCAGTACCAGTCTTACCCGGCTTAGCCTTCATAACTCCACGAGCTTCTGCAAAGCCACCAACAGCACCAAACAAAGCAGCCACTGCCAGTTGTGTGTTGTCCAGTTCAGGAACTTCTTCACCCATCACTTTTGCTGTTTGTTGTCCAAGCTTTTGAGACATTACATTCTGACCAACACTAACAGCGCTTTCAGCAACAGTGGCGGCGGCAGTAACCTTGCCAGCCGTTGGTAACACAGCTTTAGTTGCTAGTTGAGCCAGCTTAGATTTAGCTGCTGTTTCAGCAACAGTGCCTGCTGCCAATGCCAAAGCTTCTTTCTTAGCCACACCACCAACAAGCTTCTTACCAACTGCACCAATACCAAAACCAATGTAGTTGGAAGGGTCTGTGGCAATGGCTTTCAATGCATCCCAATATGGAGTTATGCCGGGTTGTCCTTTTGCAGAATATGCCGGTGCTACATTTTCATAAACCTTATGAGCCAACGCCATCTTTGCCGCATCTTCAGGCTTAGCATTACGCATCTTGTTCAGTTCAGGAACTGTGTCAAGGATGGCGTTAAACTCAACACCACGCATCTTCGCCATGAAGTCATTAACAAACTCTTGACGTGATTGATTAGGTGCTGGCTCTTTCTTCATTGCCACCTTGGAATAGTCTTTGACAATGTTGTACAGATCATCGTTCTTGTACAAATCCTCATAAGAATATTTAGGCTGTGCTGCTTCAGTAGCACGTTCCTGCACCGCTACTGCCTGAGCTTCTTTAAGCTTTGTAGCTCGTTGACGTGGAGGCAAATAGAAACCAACCTTTGGTTGCTCTTCTGCTACAGGCGTAGGAGCAGCAACAGGCTTAGCAGGAATTAAATCTGCATAGCCTGATGTTGTAGGAATCAAGTCGGAATAGTCTGCCATGTGTTACAAGTCCTGTCCAGTAGTAGCTTTGAATCGTTCTTTAACCGCTTTCTCATTAGCACCCTGACGAATGGCATCAAGCGCTGTAGCTCGTTCTTGACCAATGCTAGGCTTAGGGCCAGCGGTGGGGGACGCTGGTGCAGCAGGAGCATTCTTTGGAGCAATCACAGGCAGCGTGGGCTTAGCAGGTGGTGCTGGTTCGGGAACAACAGCAGGTGCCACCGAGTCATATGTTGCCAAAATGGATTGAACATCACGGTTGTTAGCAGGATATAGTGACAAAGCTTTCAGTGCTGCAGTGCGACGAGTAGTATCAACCTGAGCAGCAAACTCTGGGTTATCACCAATGTATTGCAACGACATTGTTCCATCAGGCATTTGAGTGCGAGACAATTGTTTACCAAGCTGCTTGCCGTGAACCATGTCAACAGCACGACTGCCTGCGTCTTTAACAAACGAGTTCAATGTACCTAATGCTGGCACCTTGCCTTCACCTTCACCAGCAGGCTTAATATGTTTTTGTGCAGCTTCTCTAGCTTCAACACCAACCATCTTATCCAATTCTGCTTGAGCAGCTTTGCCTTCTGCACCACCCTTAACGGAAATGGTAGCAAGTTGTGCTTTCTTCTCAGCCCAACTAGCTTGTGCTGTTGGAACTTTAGATTCCATTGCTGTAAATACAGCAAGGTCTACAGCAGCTTCTTCAAGAGCTTTAGGATTGTTATCTTTTTTAGCAGTGACATATTTAACTTGTGCTTTGTTCTTCAAGCTCTCATACGTCTCAGGTTCTTTAATGCCTGAGAAGTCAAAGGTGGCTGTAGCAGTGGGACGAGTCTCAGCAAGCTTTGCCTGCATCTCTTCAACAGTAGTACCAAGAGCCATTGCTGTTTTCTGTGCAGCAGCTTTGCCAGCGCTCTCACCAATCTGATCAAAGAAACCCATCTGCTTTGTAGTGGCTTGTTTGGTGATGGTGTCTTTAAGAGTGCTATCAAGAGTTAGTGCTTGACCAATTCTGTCACGAGCAACATTAGGAGCAGCGTTGTTAGCAACAAGCTTAACCATTTGTTCAGGGTCTAGATTGCCAAAGTTAACCTTACCTTTGTTAATGCTGTCTACAAGATATTTACGATTGGCAGGGCTACGAGAAATTTGCTCAAGCTGATCTGCTGTAAATGTTTTACCACCAGACATAGAAGCATAATTAGATTTAATCAATTCCATATCTTGTGCTGTCTCACTCACCAACACCTTGTCTTCTTCAATTCGTTTCATGTACTTATCGTGCATGTTCTTTGTAGAAGCCATAGCAAACGTCTTAGCTTCTTTCTCAGCAGTATCCATCTTCTCTTCAATGGCACCAGCAGCACCACCAGCAAAGGCTAACAAATTAAATGCCATGATTAAATACTTCCTTTAGTCTTACGAGCCATCAAACCCATAGGTTGAACAGCCTCTTCAACAACTGGTTTAACTTCTTCAGCAACTGGCTCAATTGTTTTAAACACTTGTGCAATGGCTTGCTTAACAACACGATTAGACATCTTCTCTTCTTTATCATAGTCTGAGGTGTAGTCTTTAGTATCAATGTCATTGAGCATGGCAACGGTTTTCATCATCTCCATAATCACAGGCATTGCCAAGATGCCAGCATCAATGGTATGTAGTCCTTCACCAACATTAGCAAGCATCATGGCTTCAGCAATGACGGACAAAGGCACACCTGTTTCCAAAGTGTCGAGCAAGTCGTTGGCAATTTCATCAGAGGAAATAGCAGTCATGTAAAACTTAACAACATCAGTTGTCTTCACAAGCTTAGGAGGCTTCTGCCAGTTTCTGCTTTTCTCTGGAGAGGTAAATGAAATGCCCGGAGGAATTGATGTTAGTGCTTTACTAACTGGTAGTTGTGTTGCCATATTATTTCTTTGCTTTCATCAGTTCATCACGAGCTTCTCTAATGCCTTCGATATAATCAGCAATGAGTTCTACTGGGTCTTTACCACTCGTAGGTTGTTGTGTTTTCTTCTCTGGTGAAATGAAACCTTTAGAAGGCTTTGCTTTCTTAGACGAAGATTTACGAGCACCCAAGATGCTTTCAATTTTACCAAAGTAACTTTTAATGTGTTGCATATGTTTCTATCTTATTAAAAAAGACTACCAATCCATTTCAAGGCAGTATCGCTTGTAGCAACCTTACCAAGCAATGAACCAAGAGCGCTAGAACTATCAGCATCAGCAGCCTTACCAGCAGATGCCATTGAAGCATTGGAACTAATAGTTTGAATGGCAATCTGAGTAACTCTATCCTGTGCATTCTCACCAGACTTATACGACATTTCAAGCAAGTCTCTGTATGTCGTAGATTGCTGAGCATAAACAGAAGCAGACAAGTCTGTAGCGTTCTTTGCATTCACAGCATTGGCTGTGTTTTCAGCAGCAGTGTTGGCTACAGAAATGTCAGCCAAGATTTTAGCGTTGGCAACATTAATCTGTGAAGTCATATTAGCATTAAACTCAGCACGTTGATTCTGTTGCTGTGCATTAAACTTACCAAGCTCGTTAGCAGCATTAGCGTCAGCCAAACTAATCTTGTTCTTCTCAGAAGCATTGAACTGATTAGCCGTGAGCGTTAGCGTGGCAGAAATCTTATCAGCTTCCAAAGCATTAGCAGCGTTGGTAGCCTTAGCAGCATTCTCTGCTGATGTATCACTGAGAATAGCTTGTGAAATGGTTTGTGTTTTCATCACAGCCATTTGTTGAGCATTGTCCAAGTTCTTCATATCGGTGTCGAGGAAGGCTTTGGCATTCAGCACAGCAGCTTGTTGGCGGTTGTTTAGATTAGCCATGTCCATTGACGCAAACGTAGCAGCATTAGCCAGCGTTGTAGCTTGCTCATTGCTCATATCAGCCAAGTTAACCTGCTGAATGAAGGCAGCATTAGACAAAGCCTTTTGCTGATCTGCTGTGAAATTAACGTTAGCAATTTCAGACACACGAGCAGCGTTAACAATATTAACTTGTTGCTTGTTGCTTAGCTCTTGACCAGTTAGTGTTGCATCAATCTGAGCATTAGCCAACATGGCTTGTTGCTTGTTAGACAGATTGGTTGTTTCAATCTGCATGGCGTTGGTGGTGTTGTACAGGTTTGTTTGCTGTTCAGCAGTGAACACAAGACCACGCTCTTGCAACTGAGACGACACATTGAACAACGATGTTTGCTGTTGATTAGACAACACCTGTCCCTTGAGGGCAGCATCAGCGTTGTAAGAAGCAATGAAAGATTGTTGTTGTGCAGAGGCGTCAATACCAGCAGCTTCAAAGTTCTGTGTACTTTGCAACACAGCCATTTGCTGTTCGTTAGTAAGCTCTTGTCCTTGCAAAGCTGCTCTAACCTGCAAGTTAGCCAACGCTGTTTGTTGACTACTAGACAAGTTAGCCATCTCAACTTGCATCTTGTTGGCGCTGTTTGTCAGCATTGTTTGCTGTTCGTTAGACAGATTAATCTTACGCTCTTCCAACACAGCAGACACATTAAACAACTGGGTCTGTTGTTGATTAGACAACACCTGTCCTTTGAGAGCAGCACTAGCTTGAGCATCTTGCATAAAGGCTTGTTGCTTGTTACTAGCCGTGGTTTGCATGGCAGCAAAAGCTTGAGTGCTAGTGAGCATTGCCGTTTGTTGTTCGTTAGAAAGTTCTTGACCAACAAGAGCAGCCCTAACCTGCAAGTTAGACAAAGCAGTTTGTTGCGAAGCACTGAGGTTTGCCAAATCAATTTGAACATTCTCAGACGAGCGCTGTAGAGCAGCTTGCTGCGAGTTGTTAAGGTTGATGTTATTAACTTCAGCATAACGAGCAGCGTTAGTAAGAGCAACCTGTGTCTTAACG